AGCCTCTCGCCTGGACGAGAAGACTGGCAAGACGTACGAGGCCAGCAACGAGGTCAAGGCCTACCGCGCTATCAGCGGTGGTGCTGCGCCTGCCTTCAAAGGCGCATTGTCTGCAGCGCCTGCGGCTGCCGCCCAGGTGGCTGAGGCCGCACCGACAAAGCCTGCCAAGGCCTCGCCGCCTTGGGTCAAGAAGTAAGTTTATGGGGGTGAATGCGCAGGCTGATGCGAGGCGCAGACCCAACGCAAACGGATGTCAGTGGTGATCGTGCGATGCCCTGTAGCGTTTTGCAAAGTCGGAGATCAGCACCGACCACCCCCACCCAAAGAAAAGCCCCAGCCTCTTGCGGAGGTTGGGGCAAATGGCAACTACATGAAGGAGAACTCAGTGAAGATTCCCGAATCAGAGCATACCATTCAGGCCTTGATTGACAAGGCGCACGAGGCAAAGGCTGAGCAGCCCAGGGGGCACATGGGCTGCAGCCAACTTGGCCACCCTTGCGACCGCTGGCTGTGGCTGTCGTTTCGCTGGGCTGTGCAGCCCAAGTTCCCAGGACGGATTCTCCGTCTTTTTCGCAGGGGCCAGATGGAGGAGGCCACCATCGTGTCGGACCTCAGAGCCATCGGCATGGACATTCGCGGCACCTCGGGCAAGCAGACCCGAGTCGATCTTGGCTGCCACGTCTCCGGCAGCCTGGACGCCATCGTCGAGTCTGGCGTGCCGGAGGCACCAAAGAAGCGCCACATCGCCGAGTTCAAGACGCACAGCAAGAAGTCCTTTGATGACTTGGAAAAGCACGGGGTCGAGAAGTCCAAGCCCGAGCATTTTGTGCAGATGCAGCTCTACATGCACGGCACCGAGATCGACCGCGCCCTGTACTTGGCTGTCTGCAAGGACGACGACTGCATCTACACCGAGCGCGTGGCCTACGACAAGGCTGTGGCCATGAAGGCCATCGAGCGTGGCCACCGGCTGGCGCTGGATGATCACATGCCGCCACCGATCAGCACGGACCCGAGCTGGTACCAGTGCAAATTTTGCGACGCGCACGAGTTCTGCCACGAGAGCAAGACCACCAAGCACGTGAACTGCCGCACCTGCGCGCACAGCACGGCCACCAAGGCCAGCGAGTGGCATTGTGTGCGCTGGGATGCTGTGGTGCCTCTGGATGCCCAGCACACCGGTTGCGAGGGCCATGTGCTGCACCCTGATCTGGTGCCGTGGCAGCGCAAGGACGGGCCGGACGAATTCACCGCTGTGTATGAGATCAATGGCGTGAATCTGGCCAACGGAGACCCTGAGCAGGAAGGCGTGTTTGGCTCCAAGGAGCTGCTGGCCAACGCTGCTGCCTGCGCCAGCGGTGATGCGTTTATTGCCAAGATGCGCAGGGACTTCGGCGGGAGGATTGTGGGATGAACAGCGAAGACATCAACAAGATGTGGCTGCAGAGCCAAGATGACGCCGAAGGCATGCGCCTTGGTTTCACGACGCAGCAACATTACTTCGCCGCACTGGTCGCCGCAGCCGAGCGCAACAAGGTGGCTCAGTGGATGATCGACCACAGCTACGCCACCGGCCACGGCGACACGACCGAAGACCTGTTGGAAGAGCTGGATTGGCAAATTACTGAATCGTGGTCAAAGGTCGTCATGGCCAGCGTTGAGGCCGAGCGCGAGGCGTGTGCGAAGGTGGCGTTTAACGCCAAGACCTACATCGAAGCTGCCGAAGCCATCCGAGCAAGGGGGCAAGATGCTCCGTGATTATCAACAGCGCACCATCGACCAGCTTTATGCGTGGTTTGAGGCTGGTAATGCTGGCAATCCATGCTTGGTGTTGCCGACCGGCTCAGGCAAGTCACACATCGTGGCTGCGCTGTGCAAGGATGCTTTGCAGAACTGGCCGGAGACCGTGGTGCTCATGCTCACCCATGTGAAGGAGCTGATCGAGCAGAATGCCGAGAAGATGCGCCAGCACTGGCCTGGTGCACCGCTTGGCATCTACAGTGCCGGTATGGGCCGTAAGGACTTGGGCGAGCCGATCACCTTTGCTGGCATCCAGTCGGTGCGCAGCAAGGCAGGTGCTCTTGGCCACGTCGACCTGGTTATCATCGACGAGTGCCACCTGGTCAACCACAAGGACGAGGGTGGTTATCGCAAGCTGCTTGGCGAGTTGAAGGCCATCAATCCGCACCTGCGCGTGATTGGCCTCACGGCCACGCCCTACCGCCTGGGGCATGGCCTCATCACCGACAAGCCTGCGCTGTTTGATGCCTTGATCGAGCCGGTGACCATCGAGGAGCTGATCTTCAAGAAGTATCTGGCCACACTGCGCTCCAAGGTCACCAGGGCCAAGCTGGACACCACTGGCGTGCACAAGCGTGGTGGCGAGTTCATCGAGTCCGAGCTGCAGGCCGCTGTGGATACCAAGGACAACAACGAGCGCGTGGTGCGCGAGATCGTCGAGCTGGCAGGCGAGCGCAAGGCGTGGCTGGTGTTTTGCACAGGTGTCAAGCACGCCGAGCACATCGCCGCAGTCTTGTGCCAGCATGGGGTGGCTGCTGAGTGCGTGACAGGCGAGACGCCAAAGAAGGAACGCGAACACCTGCTGACCGAGTTCAAAGCAGGCCGCATCCGCGCGCTGACCAACGCCAACGTGCTAACCACCGGCTTCGACTACCCGGACATTGACCTGATCGCCATGCTGCGACCCACCATGTCGGCCAGCCTGTATGTGCAGATGGCAGGCCGGGGCATGCGGGTCAAGAGCCACACCGACCACTGCCTGGTGCTGGACTTCGCCGGGGTGGTGGCCACGCATGGGCCAATCACGGCCGTGCAGCCGCCCAAGAAGGCAGGCGACGGCAACGGGGAAGCGCCGGTCAAGGTCTGCGACAACTGCGGAGAGTTGTGCGCCATCGCCGTGGCCACCTGCCCGGCCTGCGGCCATCCTTTCCCTGAGCCGGAGCGCAAGAAGCTGGAACTGCGCGACGACGACATCATGGGCCTGGAAGGCAAAGACCTGGAGGTCACCTCCTGGAACTGGCGCAGGCATGTCAGCCGCGCGTCAGGCAAGGAGATGCTGTCCTGCACCTATTACGGCAGCCTGTCCGACAAGCCGATCACCGAATACCTGCCGGTGCTGCACGATGGCTACGCCGGGCAGAAGGCCATGCGCCAGTTGCTGACCATTGCCAACTCGTCTGGTGCACATCTGGCCGAGGCTGCGCACCTGGAAGGCAGCGAGGGGCTGGACTACCTGGCGGTCCAGATGAGCAACAGCAAACCACCAAGCAGCATCGAGTATCGGCTGGATGGGAAGTTCCACAGGGTCATCAAAAGGAGTTGGGTGTGAGCCGAGGCAAAGCCCTGCCGCACTACGGCAAGATCGGTGTGGCCAGTCTGTCCAGTGAGGTCAAGGCCATCTGGTACAGCCGCCACATTGAGCCAGATCTGTGTGAGCCGGTGGACACATACTGGCCAACAGGCACCGATCCGGACCTGGTGCTGCTGCAAGACTTTGCCAGGCGTCTGGTGGCCATCACGCCGCTGACCGAGGCCGAGGAGCAGGCCGTTGCGCTGTGCGTGCTGGACAACTGCACGCTGCGCGAGGCAGGCCAGGAAATGGACCGGACGCAGGAGCGTGTGCGCCAGATTCTGATGAAGGCCATGCGCAAGTTTCGGACGTGCCAGAAAACACTGACTGGCATGCATTTGTGGGAGTTGGACACCAGGGACATGACCTGGTCTTTTTGGAAGTACGAGCAAAGGAGAGAGCATGATCGACGTTGAAGAACACCTGAATCGCGCTGCCGGATGCGAGTCCGTCACGCTGCCTGCAGCCATGTGGCTGGATGCGCTGTGGGAACTGCAAAGCAGGCGTAGTTCCGAGTCAATCACCATCGGACCGTTTCAGTTGAAGCGTTACGACGATGACAGCATGTGGCTTGAATATGAGAATGGAGAAGGCATGCAAGTGCGCAATCACCGCGTGCTGGATGTTTTCAACGAACTATGGAAGGAGTTTTGAGCATGAGCGAGATCATCCGACCAAACTTTGACACCAAGTTCGTGACCAACGGAGATTTCGCACAGGAACTCTACGAGGTGGTGCTCAAGTACGACCGCCAGATCAGCGCTGCCGAGGTGATTGGCGTGCTGGAGATCGTCAAGCATTACGTGCTACTTGGCCAACAGGAGAGCCTGTCATGAACAGACCACCAGAGCCAGAGTTCCTGATCCAGTGGCGTGAATGGGACCGGGCCGGGCCGCCCAAGTGCTGCCACACCTGTGAGCACTACGGGGTTGACGGCCTGTGCACCGAGTTCTTCATGACGCCACCCGAAGAGTTTGCGGCCACGGTGGATGGCTGCGATAAGTGGGAGGCCGAATGTCCGTTCTAGGCCGGCTGCCAACCGAGCACGAGGAGCAACGCGAGCTGGTGCGCTGGTTTCGCCAGACCTGGCCAGGCGTGCGCATCTTTGCCATTCCCAACGGTGGCGCGCGCAGCAAAGCCACTGCTGGCCGCCTGAAGGCCGAAGGCGTGGCCTCCGGCGTGCCTGACCTGTTCGTGCCTGCCTGGCGTTTGTGGATCGAGATGAAGCGCATCAAAGGCGGCAGCCTGAGCGCAGAGCAAAAGGACTGGATTAAATATCTGGAAAGTGTGGGATTCTGTTGTATAGTGGGAAAAGGTGCGGAAGATGCCAAGCAGCAGATCAGCGCCTTTTCATCAACCAACAGAGAGAACCCATGACCCAAGAACAAGCCGCACCGACCCAGGTGCAGATTCCTGGCGACAGCCAGATCACCGTGCAGCTCACGCTGGTCAAGGTGCAGCAGCTCGTCCTGGTGCTGCAAAAGCAGCCCTTCGAGATCGTCTCTGGCTTCCTGCCTGAGATTTTGATGCAGGCCAACTCCCAGGTGGCCAGCATCATGATCAACGCCAAGACCGAGCAGCAGGAGG